GTAACAAATACCAGAACGTGCAACCATTCCCGGTTAACTTTTTTGTGCATGAAAATTATGTAAAAACAGTTGGTTATTTTGTAGAACCGTACGTTATAAACATTCACCAAGACACGTGGTGCGATGCTATTTTTACCAACTTAAAACGTAAAATATATAGGCATGATATTTTAATAAAACATTTGCATTTTAGTGAAACTAATGGTAAAATGGATCAAGTATCTGATAACTTAGAAGCATTAAGGAAAGGTATTTGGGATAATAATGACTGGGCTATTCAATATAAATCTGAATTTGAACAAGAGTTAAACAAACTAAGGAAAGCAATTGAAGACTATAACAATAATACAACCAGGTAGATTGGGTGATTTAATTATCTGCTTACCTATTGCTAAACATTATAAAGATCTTGGTTATAGGGTTATATGGCCTGTAAACAACATTTACAAAGATATGATGCAACATGTTGTTGATTATGTAGAGTTTAAGCCAGTAACAAATGATGTTTATAGATGTATTTTAGAAGCTTACAGTTACGTAATAGATGATTATGTTGACGTTGCAGCAACGTTTCCAGGCAGTAAATGTACAGAGGAGTATGTTAAATTAGGTGACGGGTTTGGACCGGAAAAGTTTGATGAATTTAAATATAGAAAAGCTAATGTACCGTTTGATAAAAAATGGCAATTAAGTTATGTGAGGGATATTGAAAAAGAAAACGATCTTTACAATCTTTACGTTAAACAGGACAAATACATAGTAATTGGGTTGAATCACTCTAAAGGTAGAGTAAACTTTGATATTCAAACAGATAAGCAAGTAATTGAACTCAACGAAAAACATAATATTTTTGATTGGAGAAAAATATTAGAAAACGCACGTTATTTAGTGTTAGTAGATAGTGCAATGGCTAATTTAGTTGAACAATTAAACATACAAAGCGATAAAATTTTAATAAGAAAGCCCGGTCAACCAACACCAACCTTTCGTAATAAATGGACATATAAATGAGAGTTGCATTCACAATTATTTTAAACGGTTATAGACACCTTGTACATAACAACTATTATCAAACCATTAAAAATAATTTTGATTATTGGGTTGTGGTAGAAGGTGTATCATTACCAACGGGGTCCACATCTTGGTGTAAAAATTTACCAGGTTCAATACACAACAATTATCTCTCTAACGATGGTACAACAGAATTTTTAAACTCCATTAAAGATGAAAAGTTGCATATAGTTAGACAAACAGGTAAACCTTGGCAAAACAAAGACGAACAAGTAAACGCAGCAATTAGTGCTTTGAAAAATGTTTTAAAAATAACAGATTGTATGTTATGGCAAATTGATGTTGATGAACAATGGACAAAAGAACAGCTTGAAAGTGCTGAACAAATGCTTATCAAAAATAAAGGCAAAACTGGGTGCTTTTACTGCAATTACTTTGTTGGTAAAGGCCAACAAGTGTTTGGTCAGTGGGGTGAAGGTAAGATAGAGCCATATAGACGTTTATGGGATTGGAAAGGTGAGATGTTTGTTACACACGAACCACCTAAACTAGAAGGTAATAACGGTCCAGGTTATCTACTACCTCAACGTTTTAATCACTATGCTTACTACTTTGAAGACGATGTAAAGTTCAAAGAGCTTTATTATCAGGGTTATGAAGGGCTGTTAGAGCGTTGGAAAAAAGTGCAAGACAATAGAGATACAATACATGTGAGTGAATTGCTTGGCCCCAATACGTGGTGGAGTAAAACTGGTACGTTTATAAAATACGTAAATGCTAATTGATGGCAATAATTTTATCTCCCATTATCTTAAAACTGGAATACCTCTATGTGCAGGTAAGATCGGGGTAACAGAACTTAACTTATTATACTGCGATTATAATCTGTTAAATGCATCGAGGTTTTTACCACATTTACAACATGAGGTGGAAGATATTGCTGGGCTAGTCCCATACAATGTAGAAACAACAAAACAATTCGGTCGTGATATGAGAGAAGCTTTAAAAGAAGTTGACCTTATTCCTAAATGGAATAAAGTGAACCCAATTTTTGAAAGCTATATATTTGAACATTATTGCGCACAAGCCCATATTACTGAATTACAGCATTTAGAACCATACTTTTTTGATAAGCCTTGGACAGATCAACTTAAAGGTAAGAAAGTATTAGTAATGAGCCCGTTTGCTGATTCTATACAAAACAATTTTAAAAACATAGACAAAATTTGGAATAGTAAAATAAAACCAAATTTTGAATTAAAGACCATCAAATATCCTTTCGCATTAAAAATACATTCCAACCCTTTATATAGTGCATCTGATCAAATTTACAAAAAGTATTTAGACATTTTACGTAAAGAGGATTTCGATGTAGGTATATTTGGCACCGGTTATACATCATTATTGTTTACTGCTGAATGTAAGCGTATGGGTAAAGCAGGTATTCATCTTGGAGGTTCAACACAAATTTTATTTGGTGTAAAAGGTCAAAGATGGAGAGAAATTAAAGAGTTTCAACCTTTCTTTAATGAACACTGGACTGATCCACTTGAGTCAGAAAAGCCAGAAAAAAGAAATATGGTGGAAAATGGCTGCTATTGGTAACCCTCCCTCACAATTATGAGTGTTTATGTGCAATATGATGAATGGGGTAGAATGGGTAACAGAATGTTTCAATATGCATTTGCCTATTTGTTAGCAAAACAACGTAACGTTCCTCTTATATCACCTGGATTACCAAACTTTAATATACCACCAAACTATAAAGATAGTAATTTGGCAGCCATGCCTATATTTACCCGTAGCTACGGCGATAATTACGTTGATATGAACGAATTAATGACCACTAAAAGGGATATAGTGGTCGATTCATTTGTGCAGAAATCCCAATACTATATACCGCACCGTAACGTTCTTAGAAACCTGTTCTCTATAGAAGATAATGTGATAAACAAAGGTAAATTAGTGGTACATATCAGAGAAACAGACTACATTGGACTTAATAAATTTCTTGGTTTTGACTATTATTACAACACAATAAAACAATCTGGGTTCAATTTTAAGGATGTTATTTTAGCGACAGATAATTCTAATTGTGAAACTATAAAGCGTTTGCTAAAAGAAGGGTGCACACTTAATTCTGAAGGATATGTAAATACGTTTAACCCGGTAAGTGATAGCAGATCTATGAATGATTTTAACACCCTTTTACAAAGTGAGAACATAGCACTATCACAATCATCCTTTTCATGGTGGGCAGCGTTTTTAGGCAACCATAAAACAATTATTTTTCCTGAAAAAGAGGGGATGTGGAAGTTAAATCCAGGTAAAGATGATGTTGATTTAAGATTTAGTTTATGAGTACTTCAACATCAAATAACGACAAATACCCTGAATTTTGTAAGTTGGCAGCTACAGATGATTTTGTATTTGCAAATTTTAAAACAAATCCAACCTATAATGAAATATTAGAGCATGTTACGTTTGAGGAAGGTGCAGAATATTATAAACATACAACGCAAAAAGTACGTGACCTACTTCCAAGCGTTACGTTTGATAGCATTGGCGGACCCGTAAAACACAATTATTACTTTGGTACATATTCCTCTACAACTCTTAGATATGCTAAAATTTTAAGTGATCTTTCCCAAATAGATTTAAATGGTAAAGAAATTGTTGAAATAGGTTGTGGTTACGGTGGCCAATACACACTTATAAGAAAATTGTTTACACCAAAAAAATATACATTTATAGATCTTGCTGAACCACTAATGTTATTAAAAAAGTACATTACCAAAGCAGGGTTTAATGATATTGATTTACAGTTTGTAACACCAGAGAATATTCAAAATACACAATCTGATTTAGTCATTAGTAATTACGCATTTTCAGAATGTGATGTAGAAATTCAAGATATTTACATAAAAAAATACATTAACAATTCAAACCATGGATACATGATTTATAACAATCAACGCGGTTATAAACATTTTGAATTACAAACGGTTTGCACTAAGAAAATAAAAATTTTTCCTGAAACACCACAAACACATCCTAATAACGTGCTTATAACGTGGTAAACTTGATTTGCGTTTAGTCGCATATATATAAATATATGAATTTTAGTGACTTAATGTGTACAAGTTCGAACTATGCACAAAAGAATTTACCGGAAAAGTGGGCAGTTATTGAACAACTTTACGAACAGAATATTAACAAGCAAGCCCCGCAAAAAATACCAAAAATTATCCACCAAATTTGGTTAGGAGATGGTATTCCAAATGAACTATGGAAGTGTATAGACTCTATTAAAGAGACTAATCCGGGCTATGAGCACCGTCTTTGGACAGAAGATGAGGCTAAAAACTACAATTTTAAAAACAAAGAACTTTTCAAAAAATGTACTAACCACGGACAACGTTCTGATATTTTAAGATACGCTATTTTACAAGAGTTTGGCGGTATATATCTTGATACTGATTTCATTGGTATAAAGTCATTTGATGAATTGCTTCATTTAGATTTCTTTACTGGTGTTGCTTATGATAAAGAGCCAATAGTGTTTAATGGTTTAATTGGCTGCATTCCAAACCACCCATTACTTGAAGACCTCAACAACTTTGATAACGTTTCAAGTAACGATGGAATGGACATTATTAAGACCACTGGTCCTTGGTACCTAACAAAGAGGCTCTTTAAGAAAATAAATGAGCTAGATAATATTGCAGTATTACCAGTTGCTTATTTTTACCCTTACCCTAACTTTGATAAGGATAGAAACGATGGTACTGATTACACAAAATATATCAACATCAAAACAATCTGCGTGCATTTATGGAATTCGTACTGGAATTAAATGACTTTATTTCTGGAGAAAGGTTACAAGAAATAGCTCATGTAACCTTTTTTGGTACTAACAATAGTAATATACCCAATCAACTTAAAAACACCAAAACGGTTTTAAGAGATGTATCTAAATTCTACTTAGAAGATGATGAAAATATTGTGTATGTATATGGCCATGATTTAGAGTTATTTTTCAACACCACTTGGCCAAAGATTACCAACCCAATAAAGATTATCTCACACAATACTGATTACCCTGTTGACAGCAAATTTACTCAGTACTTAGAAGATAGTAAACTTATTCATTGGTATGCACAAAATGCGGTGTTAGATCACCCAAAACTTACACCTTTACCAATTGGTATTGCTAATAGGCAATGGCCACACGGTAATTTAGAAAACATTTTATCCGTTATAAATGAACACAACAAGAAAGAAAATTTAGTTTATAAAAATTTTGATATAAACACAAATCAAAACGCCCGTAACAAAATTAATCAAATAACCCACGGTAATAAAATCTTTATGGATTCAAATCAGCCACATACTGAATATCTCCGGAGGGTGTCAAAGAGTGTGTTTGTTATATCACCACCAGGTAATGGGGTGGATTGCCACCGAATTTGGGAGTCTTTATATATGGGTGCGGTACCAATAGTAGAAGCAAATACAGCATTTAGAAACTTTACCGATTTACCAATATTGTTTATTGATAAGTGGGAAGATGTTACATTAGATTTTTGTAAAAGTCAAATACCTAACTTTTACAGCGGCAATAAAAGTTACAATTTAGACAAGCTTAAAATGCAATACTGGAAAGATCTTATCAATGGGTAATATTGGTATAATTTGCAATGAGGTAGATCATTCTTTGTTTTCTAACTTTAGAATGGCTTTAACAAACCATTTAAATGAAACATTTAAAGACGTAAAAAACGTTAACGATTTAAATGATATTCAAACACTTATAATTATTGATGAACATTATACTTCAAATGTTAATATCTGGAAAAACAATAATTTTATAACTGAACTAAACAATAACAAAATTAAAGTTGTCGTTTTCAATTTTGAACGAATTCATAGCGCTCAATTTCCTTGGAATATAGATCACCAAAGAGTGCTTGAACAAATAAACAATTTAACGCAGTTTGTTAGTGATGTTGAAGACGCAAGGTTAATGAACAAAACAGTAATTAACAAACAATTACTTTCAAAAGATACTAATTTTGATTTACCAGCAATTAATAAAAAAAATAGAATTGTTTTTATAGGTCAAGTAAACGACTATTATCCAACAAGAAGACAAGTACTACAGAAAGCTAAAGACATTGGCTTACCTATTGATATAATTGTTACTGACCGCAAATATAACTACAAAGATTTCTTAACCAAACTATATGAGTATAAATTTGTTTTTAATCCACTTGGTACAGGTAAATTTATAAATTTAAGATATTATGAAGCATTAAAATTAGGCTGTATTCCCATACAACAAATAACAGATGATATGGAAAAGTGGTACGATGAGTTACATAGCAGCATTAATTTTACTGATATTGGTAATTTATCATTTGACAATATAAGTAATTTTTGTCCAAATTATTTGCACGATTACTACTTAGAAGATTACTTTGATGAAATAGAATTAAAAGAATACTTTAATGATCAAACTTATTATATTTGACCTTGATGGTGTGTTAGTTGAATCTAAACAACTACACTTTGAGGCTTTTAACTATGCTTTGGAACAAGTTGATCCACAGTACGCAATTTCATATGACGATCATTTAACCAAATATGATGGGTTAAGTACAAAAAAGAAGCTTGAACTTCTTACAAAAGAAAGGGGATTACCAGAAAATTTTTACGATCAAATTTGGCTTAACAAACAAGATAAAACTGTTGAGTTAATGGAAAGATTTAAACCGGACCACCGTATTGCAAAAATTTTAAAACAACTTAAAGAAAAATTCACAATAGCTTGCTGCACAAATTCAATACACAAAACTGCAGTTATTCAATTACAAAGAAAAAAATTAATAGAACATTTTAGCTTGTTGCTTACTAATGAAGATGTAAAAAATACAAAACCAAACGCTGAAATTTATATGCGTTGTATGTTACATTTTAATATAAACCCTGACGAAACACTTATTGTTGAAGATTCTTATGTTGGTAGAAAAGCTGCGGTAAGATCTGGTGCACATGTATTACCAGTAAATAGTCCAAAAGACTTAACGTTACAAAGAGTAGAAAATTTTATTATGAAAATTGACAACGAAAACTCCCCTAAAAATAAATGGAAGGATGAAAAGCTTAATATTTTAATTCCAATGGCAGGTGCTGGTTCTAGATTTGAAAAAGCTGGTTTTACATTTCCTAAACCATTAATTGATGTTGATGGTAAGCCAATGATTCAAGTAGTAGTAGATAACATTAATATAGAAGCTAACTACATTTTTATTGTCCAGCAATCACATTTAGAAAAGTATAATTTGAAACAAACTCTCAATTTAATTGCCCCGGGGTGCGAGGTTGTAGCTATTGATGGCGTTACCGAAGGTGCAGCCTGTACAACGTTGTTGGCAAAAAAATACATTAACAATAATAAACCACTTCTTATTGCAAATTCAGATCAGTTTGTAGAATGGGATAGTGGTGAGTTTATGTATAATATGGTTACTAATAAAGTGGATGCCGGTATATTGACTTTTAAATCCACACACCCAAAATGGAGTTACGCAAAATGCGATGAAAATGGTTTTGTAACTAAAGTAGCTGAAAAGAAACCAATAAGTGATATTGCAACCGTTGGCATTTATTACTGGAAAAAAGGTAAAGATTACGTCAAGTATGCTGAACAGATGGTAAAGAATGATATAAGAGTTAATAACGAATTTTATGTTTGCCCGGTGTTTAATGAAGCAATTCAAGACGGTAAAAAGATTAAATGCTTTGATGTTAAAAGGATGTGGGGTATCGGTACACCTGAAGACCTTAATTACTTCCTAACAAATTATGTTAATAATATCGCATAGAGGTAATACATCAGGCGCATTTTCTCCATTTGAAAATAAACCAGAACATATTAAAAGTGTTTTAAAAGACTACGATTGTGAGGTCGATGTATGGTACCATAATGGATTTTACTATCTTGGTCATGACTTTGCAAACTACATTGTTGATAAAAAGTTTTTAAAACATAAAAGACTTTGGTGTCACGCTAAACATTTACAATCTTTGGAACAAATGCTAGTTGATAATATAAAATGTTTTTTTCATCAAAATGATGATTATACACTTACAAGTAATGGCTACATTTGGACGTTTCCTTGTAAACCTGTAAGTAAAAACTCAATTATTGTCGACACCTCAAAAGACTGGAAAAATAAAAATTACGATTGTTATGGTGTGTGTGTTGATTACATTATATAATAATATACAATTAACACATGATTATTAAAGATATTCCCGTTTATGATGGTTTGTTAATTCACAAGCGTTTTGCTTATACATATTTCAGGAAAAAGGTTTTACCTATTGGCAATATTGTTGCATTTAGAGCTCCAATGAATGTACAGGCCGAAGGTATGATTGATAATGAAGACGTTTTACAGAACGATTTCATTTATAGTGACGATGCAATTAACTTTTGCTGGGAGATACCTGGTTTAGATCCATTTGGTGCAGTTGCTTATCAGAGACTTTTTAATACGCAAATTGCCATGATTCTCTCTAACAAGTATCTCAAGAAGCCAATTGAGGTTGATGGTGATGATTTTATGGTTCATGATGAGTTTGAGGGTAGTGATGGCTCAGTTCAGAAGGTTGGTAAGTGCAGTGTTAGTATCACATACTCACGGGATAGTGTAGCTCTTGGTCATACAGGTATTAATATTAATGCCGGTAGAAAGGCACCACCATTTGCATACAGTACAAAGCTTACTGATGAGCAAGCTACCCAGTTTATGCTAAATGTTATTGAGCTTTTCTATAACCTAAACGATGATATTTTTATCGCAACCACGAAAGTCATTACATGAAAAAGAAAGAAAGCATTGCTTGGGTCTTAGAGGTAAAAAAAAATAAAAAGTCTGGTGATTTTTTCATTGAATTACCACAAGAGCTTTTAAAGTGCATGGGTTGGAAAATCGGCGATACAGTTGTATGGGAAGAAGATGGAGATGGTTATATTTTAAAAAAAACTAAAAAGTGACAATATTTGATTACTTAAATTCCATTCTTTATACTAAGAATGAGATTGAACTAAACTGCGATGATGAGTCGCAGTTTAGTATTTTTATGATCAATAGATGGGTGTCATTTTATTCACCTGAAACAGCTGTTTATATTAACCAAACAACCAACATTTATAGCGCCCATTTCACGGTAAAACAAGATCAGTATAACTTTATCTATAACATTTTACCAAAATTAAAGTTTAAAAAGATTGCATATATAAAGAAAAACAAACAAGAAAAAGAAGAAAAGGAGTCCTTGATAGTGCCTGAGTTTATGAGTCAACGAGAGTACATCCGTAATGTTGACTTTGAAAAGACATTATCTAAATAAGTTTCATATGCAAGAACAACCAAAAGTTTCAATTGACGTTTTAGAGACAAGAAAAAGTTTAATAGATTTAGATAATTACGGTAAAGGTAACTTTGGTCTTGGCGACGATTTTAGCTTATCATTTTTGTTTGATGATATCGTATTAGTGGAATTTATTGACGAAGTTTCTGACGGTAAAGGCGATGTTATTCAGCGTAACGGCATTTTCGTCCCAACCAATTCGTTAATTAAAGCTTGGAGAAAGGCTCAAGTTATTCTTACCGGTCCAAGTGTTAAATATTGCAAGAAAGGCGACATTGTTATCTTCCCAAATGATAAGGGAGCATCAGTTGCTAATATTGAAATTGAGGGCTATGGTAGATTAAAGAAAGGTGTGTTTTTAAATGAACAAAGATTGTTCGGCATTTGTAAGAGAGTTAATGCCGATTCCGTAAGTGACCAAACTAAATTAATAAATGAGGACATCGTTACCGAATCTAAAGAACCTGTTAAAAGAAAACGTATGTGAGATAGTTTTCGTTAGAAGAAGACCAAAGCCAAACCAATCGCCAGTAAGACGTATGCTTTGCACTTTAGATGACAGAATCTTAAACAGCACCAACGGCCGTTTATCTTTAAATTATAGACCAACATCGGGTATATTACCATACAATGCAGAAGCCAAAAATTTATTACCTGTTTGGGATATTTTTATGCAGAATTGGAGAATGGTTAATATGGATCAGTGCGATCTTATAAACACCATTCAAGAAGACCAATTTTGGAATTACTTTAACAACACACTATTAAAAATGTCAGCTGAGCAAAAAATGGTGTTTATGGACTCATGATTGAAAAAACAGAAAGAATGATTTTTGACTTTTTACAGCGTAATGTAACTTTTTACATTAACAGTGAAAAGCCTATGAAGTCGGGTAAGCTGTTAATTTTTAGGTTTAAAGATTTTTATTTTAATTTTATTCTTAAGACAGATAACACAACAAAAACATTTGAATTACCTTACCCCTTTAAAGTAACAACAGGTGAAAATTGTTTGTATTTTAGCTATACATTAGAAGATTTTTCACAAAAGAATATAGATTTGCTTATCAAAGCAAAGTTACTTAAACCTAAAAAGAAAAATAAATTATACAACACAACAGTTGTTTTATCTGCACTCAATTAATATAATTACAGGTGTACAGTAGATACCTTACAAAGTTTCCAGATGGGTATAACCCCAGTAGTCAGCAAATTGATCTCATTAAGCGTATAGAAGATGCATATGCTAAAGGTTATAAATTTGTTATTTGTAGTGCGCCAACAGGTTCCGGCAAAAGTTTTATATCAAAAACATTAGCTAATGTATCAAATAAGTGTACTGATGAGTTTAAAAGATTGATTACATCTTACGATGCATTTAAACAGGATTACGTTGGTAATTATACCCACGAAGTTGAGTGTTTAAACCAACCACCGCACGGTGCAATGACCTTGACGATCACCAAGTCATTACAAGACCAATACAAGGGGTTATTTGATAGTTCAGCTGTCTTGAAAGGTAAAAGCAATTACCAGTGTCAAGTTAATACAGATGTTGATGTAGAGAACGCGCCTTGTTTACTCACACAAAAGCTTAAAGAAGAATGCTGGTCTAAAAATATTTGCCCATACTACAATGCTAGGAACAAAGCATTAGTTGACCAGTTTAGCGTACTGAACTATAAAATGTTTTTATCGTTACCAGATCACGTTAAGCGTAAAAATTTTATTATATGTGATGAAGCATCTGAGTTAGAGGATGAGCTTGTAAAGCATTTTTCAGTATTTGTAGATCCGGATAAGCTAAGAATGCTCGGTCTGAAAATACCATTTCTTTATACAGCTAACTTACAAGATGTACATAATTGGCTTAATCAAATTATGATGATTGTCGGTGAACATATTGATTCTTTAACGCAAAAACAAAAGCATGGTAAATCATCGAGTTTAAACATAAACGAAAAAATTAAACTTAATTTTTTCAAGAACTTTCACCATACATTAAATCTGATTGACTCAACGTGGGATAAATGTGAGTATGTATGTCAGCGTGAAGGTAAGACGGTACGTATAATGCCATTAAGAGTTGATACACTTTCAAAGTTTATTTTTAATTCAGCTGACAACGTGTTACTAATGTCTGCAACTATTGTTGATCATAAAAACTATGCAAAGACGTTAGGTATCACTGAATACAAATATATTGAGGTGGATAGTTCTTTTGACGCAAACAAAGCACCCATCTATGTTTCAGTAACAAATAAACTTAATAAATCAAACATACAAAAAGTGTTGCCTTTGATTGTGCAGCAAATTAAATCGATTTGTGAATCACATAAAAACGAAAAAGGTATCATACATACACACACGATGCAAATAACAGAATATTTGCAAAAGCATCTGAAAGGTGAAAGGTTTTTGTTTAGAAATACTGATTCTAAAAACGATAAAATTTTATCAACACATTCTAAGTCCGATTTACCAACTGTTATAGTAAGCCCATCAATGACATTTGGTGTAGATCTAAAGGACGACCTTGCAAGATTTCAAATCATAGTTAAGGGTGCATTTTTACCGCTAGGTGATGTTAGAATTAAACGTTTATTCGATGAAGATAAAGTTTGGTATGTAAACAAGATGCTTATTAACTTAGTACAGGCTTGTGGTAGGGGTGTCAGAAGCAAAGAAGATTATTGTGTTACATATATACTTGATGGTACAATATATGATGCAATAATTGCTAACAAAGCTAAACTACCAAAATACTTCATTGATAGGTTTGTATAAATATTATAGTGCAGCCATTTAATAAGTACTATACCAATAAACAATTGCAGCAAGAAGGTTTAAAAGATTTTGCTAAAGCAGCAGCATTAGCTGCAGGGTTTGGATTATCAACAGCTTTAGGTTCTCCTACCCAAAACTACGACATGCAAAAACAGACAGCTGCAATGACTCAGAAAGACGAAACAAAAGTAACACCAGAAGACATTGTAGCAACGACATTAGTACTTGAAGCTCGCGGTGAAGGAATTAAAGGTATGCAAGCAGTTAATGAAGTTATTAACAATAGAGCTAAGCACGACCATAAACAACCTTGGCAAATAGCAACAGCACCAAAACAATTTTCATGTTTTAATGGTAAAAATGTAAATGCGTGTGTTATAGATGCGCGTAGAAGATTTGCAGATAGCTATAAGGTAGCAATGCAAATAGTAAAGGCAGGCCCAACCAACCACACAAATGGTGCTCGTTGGTATCATACCACGTCGATAAGACGACCAAAATGGGCGGATAATTTACTCGATAAAGGCGCCAAAACCGTTACTATCGGACACCACGTCTTTTACTACTTGCCTTAAGTCTGGCAGCTTTTAAATTACGCGGTAACATACCAACAAACGTATTCATTTTTGTGTTGGTATCTCCCCAGAAACCTGATGCAGCTTGTGTTGTACCGCTACCGTTTGTTTCATTGTCCTGGTTGAAGTAATTGTTCATATGACCATGCATTTTACTTCTTCTTGGTACTATTGTACCAGATGCCGTTTTAGTTAACGGCCTCATAGTATCTACAGGTGCTTTACGATCTTCTGAAAAGACCTGTTTAGTTACTTTTTTTTTTGAGCCAGCTGGCTTATAACCGTGTTTATAAGCACCCTTTTTCACCTTAGCAATCTTTTCACCAGGGACTCTTTTACCATCGGTACGTTCACCGACTTTACCGGCTTCTGCTAAAACAACAACAACTAAATCGTTAAACCTCATATTACTTTTTCTTTTTAATATTTAATGCAAAATTAGCACGCTTCTTTTCTAATGGTGTACCATGTGCTTTTAACCCTTTGAGTTCAGATACTGACATCTTTTGGCCTTTCTTTTTATGTTCTTGCTTCCTCAACGCACCCTTTTTAATGCCTTTAACAGCTTTTTTTACCCAACTCTTTTTAGCCTCAGTAAGAATATCATTTACTAAATCATTGAACTTCATGTTATTATTTATATAATTACATATGGTAAAGAGTAAAAAAATAGTTTGTGTTGTGACTGGTAAGCCAACTGTTTATGCTGGAGATTTCTTACAGAAGAAGGTCCAAGAATATGGTGATGAAGCAACGTTAGAGAAACTATATGTTTGCAAAGAGGTAAAGGCTTTACTCAAAAAGGGGTACAAGATTAATGACATTCGTAAAATCTTAGATGTACCTGTAGACACAGAACCATTACCGCAAGAGGTTGCAATGTTAATTGAGAAAGATTATCAAAAGACAACTTTTAAAGTTAACGATACAAATAGTCAAACGCTAAGCACAATTACAAATCTTACATATGATAAGTCAGATGAAGAAGTTGAAAGCTTTATTAACGCGTATATAATTAGAAAACAATGAATATCTTAACTTTAAGAAACCATAATACAATAGCTTTACAAAAAGCTGAAAATGGCCAAACAATCAAAACATTTAGTGTTGATGGTGATATTGTTAGTGGACCCAACATAGCTGGTACAACTGGTTACGCTACAGTTAGAAAGAATAATAGTCTTAAAAACTACATTTACGATCTAGAGAGAGGGGTAGTAGTAAAAATTTTATCAGCATGATTAATATCAATTTAGTAAACGATGCAGTTAATACATCATGTTTTGAAATTATAGATACGAAAGAATATCCTTTACTATTTTTAGGATATATTATCAAAACAGAATATGATAATAAAAGGATCAACTTAGTTGATAAATACAACCCGATATCGTTTTTACATTTTAGTAAAGATAAAAAGAGTGCAGTGGCGTTAAAAGGGCTTAAATTAACACCAAACCACCAGATTAAGGAACTTTATAGAGGTATTGCTGCTCAAGAGAAACTAGCAATGAATCTTGTTGTTTACGAAAACTTACTAAATCAATACAACTTTGCATGTAAAGAGACGTATGCGCTTTTCTCTCCTGGTATGTATCCAATTGATTTCAATAATTTGAAGACAATTTGTGAGGATTCTTTCAATACAGATAAAAAAATTTTTCAGCACCTGCTAGGCATTGACGAGAAGGTATTCGACTTTCAAAAATTTTCATCTTTGAAATTATTCATACTAACGATGTAATTTGGTATTAGATTAAATAATTTACCTATGCTTTTTGAAGAACAAATTTCTCGTAAACCGAACCATTATCCTTGGACAGAAGATTTTATAGAATCAATGCATAATGGGTTTTGGACTGACAAGGAATTTAGTTTCAAATCAGATGTTCAGCAATTTAAAGTTAAGTTGACTGACCAGGAAAGAGAAATTATTGTTCGCACTTTGTCTGCTATTGGTCAAATTGAAGTGGCAGTAAAGACATTCTGGGCTAAGTTAGGAGAAAACTTACCACACCCAGCTTTACAAGATCTTGGATATGTTATGGCTAACACAGAAGTCATCCATAACAATGCATATGAAAGATTACTTACCGTGTTAGGTCTAGAAGAAGTGTTTGAAGAAAACCTTAAACTAGAATGGATACAAGGTCGTGTTAGTTATCTTAAAAAGTATACACACCGTTTTTATAAAGATACTAAGAAGCAGTATGTTTACGCTCTTATTCTTTTTACTCTGTTTGTGGAGAACGTTTCGTTAATGAGCCAGTTCTACATCATTAACTGGTTTGCACGAAACAAAAACGTACTCAAAGATACGGACCAGCAAGTGAAATACACTCGCAACGAAGAGAATATTCATGCCTTGGTTGGTATGAAAATTATCAATACTATTAGAGATGAATATCCTGAGTTGTTTGATGATGAATTGATTCAAAGAATTTTATCAGAAGCAAAAGAGGCCTACGAATGTGAGGCAAAAATTGTAGAATGGATGGTTAATGGTATAAAAGAAGATGGGCTTACAGCTGAGCATCTTAAAGAGTTTATCAAAGATAGAATAAATGAATCTCTCAAAGGTATAAATTTCCCTACCGTATTTGAAATCGATAAAGAACTCGTAAAGTCAACGTTTTGGTTTACGGAGGAATTACTTGGAAACAACATGACCGACTTTTTTAGTTCTAGGCCCGTAGAATACTCTAAGAAAAACCAATCATTCTCTGAGGATGATTTATTTTAAAAGAAACCTATGAAGATCTGCTAGGGAATAATAAATATATATGCATGTACAAAGAAGTTTATGATAGATTGGTTGCGTCTCGTTCACATTTAGTAACGGAATGGAAAAACAATAAAATGTTATTCCGGCATAGGATAAAACCAGGTCATCAAGGGGGTGAGTACGTTGATGATAATTGTACATATTTAACATTAAGGGAGCACATTATAGCGCATTATTTATTGTGGAAGATAAACGGACATCCGGGTGATTATAGAGCGTATAAATGGATGTCTGGTTTAGAAGCTCCATTTACCGAGCACTCAGAATATACTAAGCAAAAATTATCTAAATCACATAAAGGTGTACCATTATCAGAGGAGCATAGAAAGCGTATATCAGATGGTCAAAGGGGCAGGACTGGTGGATTTAAAGGTAAAAAACATACTAAAGAAACAATAGAAAAAATAAGAGAATCTCAAAGAGGAAAACTAATGTCTAAAGAAGCAAGAGCAAAGCTTTCAGCAACCAGAAAAAGACTTACTCATATCATTAACCCTAAGAAAAATCTCGGAGATGGAATGCTAGGCAAAAAACATCACGCGAAAACTCTCGAAAAGATGAGAGGTCAAAAGCGCTCTGATGAAACAAAAGAAAAAATGAGATTAGCTTGGCAAAAACGAAAAGAAGCGAAGCTATTTCTTGAAAATTAACAAAAATAATATAATATAAACACTATAAATACTATAACTATGATTAACAAGAACATTTACTGGCTGAATAGCGACTCTCGCAAATTCCTTGAACGTGGCTATCTCCTGGACGGAGAGACTGCCGAAAAGCGTATAAGAGATATAGCTGAGACAGCTGAAGATTATCTTAAGCTTAAAGGGTTTGCAGATAAATTTGAAGGTTATATGCATAAAGGGTTTTATTCTTTGGCATCACCAATCTGGGCTAACTTTGGACGTAAACGCGGTTTACCCATTTCGTGTTTTGGTTCGTATGTAGACGATGATATGGACGCTATTTTGTTTAAGATGGGTGAGGTGGGTACGATGTCAAAATCTGGTGGCGGCACATCAGGGTATTTCGGTGCTATCCGCCCCCGTGGAGCTCTAATTGGTTCTGGTGGTGAGTCAACTGGTGTACACCACCAGCTCACCGTTTTTGAGTCGTTAACTGATTATATTTCACAAGGTAATGTACGTCGAGGCTCTTTTGCAGCGTATCTACCTATTGATCATAAGGATATTGAAGAGTTTCTCAACATTCGTAAGGAAGGTGATTCAATTCAAAACCTTTCCATTGGTGTTTGTGTCGATGACAAGTGGTTAAAAGATATGCTAGGTGGTGATAAAGAAAAGCGCCGTTTTTGGGGTCTAGTAATCAAGAAACGTTTTGAGTCAGGGTACCCGTACATATTCTTTACTAACAACGCTAATAAGCAAGCCCCACAGGTATATAAAGACAAAGGACTGAAAATTCATCACAGCAACCTTTGTACAGAAATTATGCTTTCAAATGGTGTTGACGAATCTTTTGTTTGCGATTTGTCATCACTTAACTTTGAAAAGTATGATGAATGGAAAGAAACAGATGCAGTTGAAACACTTGTTTATTTTCTAGATGCAGTAATGACTGAGTTTATCGACAAAACAGAAAATATGGTATTCATGCAACATCCAAGAAACTTTGCTATTAGACAAAGAGCTCTTGGTATTGGTGCACTTGGTTGGCATACATACCTTCAATCAAAGATGATTGCATTTGAGTCAATGGAAGCAAAGTTTCTTAATACACAAATCTGGAAGTTTGTTCGTAATAGAGCAGATAAAGCCACTGAACAACTTGCAAAAGAGTATGGTGAACCAGCATTATTAAAAGGTTATGGCCGCCGTAATGTAACAACACTAGCTGTTGCCCCAACAACATCGAGTTCATTTATTCTCGGTCAAGCATCTCCTTCTATTGAACCTCTTAACTCAAATTACTTTGTAAAGGATTTAGCTAAGGGTAAGTTTACATATAAGAACCCTTTTCTAGAAGCATTGTTAGAAAAGAAAGGTAAGAATACTGATGCTGTTTGGAAAGCTATTCTTGTTAAGGGTGGTTCGGTGCAGCATTTAGAGTTTCTTACTCAAGAAGAAAAGGACGTGTTTAAGACATTTGGTGAAATAAGCCAGAAAGAAATAGTTATTCAGGCTGCAGCTCGTCAAAAATATATTGACCAAGGTCAGTCACTTAACTTAATGATTCCACCTAATACTAAGCCAAAAGACGTTAATGAGTTAATTATCTTTGCTTGGGAGAATGGTATTAAGAGTCTTTATTACCAGCGTTCAGCTAACCCAGCGCAAGAATTAGCTCGTTCAATCTTAACTTGCTCTAGCTGCGAAGCGTAAAACCTGGTTGTTTTTTATTGGTTTGGTAATATAAATATTGTTGCGGTCTAACTTACTATAATAAACCGCAAACTAACTATGAACTATATATCAAAACAAGATCCATTTTCTCTCATGGATCAATTATTCGAGAGAAACTTAGCACGTCACCCATTCTTTTGGGGGGACGTTTCACGTACCGGAGATACGGTAAGGTTTAAAGAAGGCGATGATCTTACAGTTGAAGTAGATCTACCTGGTGTACCAAAAGATAAAACTAAAGTCACCGTTGAAGGTAGATTAGTTTCAATTGAAGGTACACGCAAATTAATTCATAAAGGTGGTGAGTCTGAAGAAACATATAGCCGTAGCTTTACCGTGAACAATACATACAATATTGACAAGGCAAAAGCAACTCAAGTTGACGGCGTTCTCACATTGGTCTTTCCGAAGAACAAGGTGGAGAATGGGGGTAAAAAGTTAATCGAAATCGATTAATTGTTTGTATAAGGGGAGAGAGAAATCTCTCCCCTTTATTTTACACCATGGACTCTTCTTGATGCAGGCACCGGACCTGTATTTTGATTAATTTCTTGTGCATCTTTTCTTACTTCAGAATTTGCATCGTGTAGAGTAAGTGGTAAGTTTCTAAAAATATGTGAATGCTCACTAATTGCAATTGCGTCAGGTGAACTTGGACCGGCAAGCAACACTGATATTGGTGCTGTAATATAACCGTTAACTAAACCTGTAGTCAAATCTGCGATGCAAATATTGGTGTTGCCATTATTGGATGCAGCTAAGAAACCTAAACCAGGAATTTGACTAATTAATGACTGCAATGTATCGGTTTGTAATTGACCAGGTAATGGTACGTTTATTGGACCAATTACTGCTAAACCACCAAATGCCGTGTTCTCTTGCATTGTACCAAATGTTGTAGTTGCTTGTGTTACTTGATACTCTGCTGGAGCAGTAACGTGCTGCACAAACAATTCACCTTCCACTGAAACTGAACCACCAACGACAACGTTATTCGTTACACCTAAACTATTTTGAATCAATATTTGTTTCTGTTTAGTATTTCTTAAACTTAAAATTTGTGCTGAAATATTAACTGTCCCAGCGTTAATATTAACTTCATTTTCGCTTGATATATTAACTTGTTCACCAGTTACATTGGTTACAGTACCTGTAATGTTTGTTGGTCCTAATGACTTTAAGTTTAATCCACCAGCACCAACCATTACGTTATATCTGTTGCAAACGTTTAGAGTGTAATCACCACCTGGTAAATCCTGTACATGTACCAATTCAATCAAAGGACTTGCACTGTAATCGGTATATGTGCCAAGTGTATCAATTAACATTTCACTTGGTACCATTTTACCTACATTATCAAAACGAATACTACCAAAATCATTAACAACCATACCAATAGTTTCAATTTTATGTTTAGCTATTTGTATAATTTCGCTACCACCGATACCTAAATTTTTTTCAATTTCAGTCAATGGAGATATAATAGCTTCTGTTAATTCTTTAATTAAAGCCTTTCGAGGATCTGGAACCCAAACACCATCTTGAGAAGAAGTACTTTGACCTGGTACCCCGGACCATACTATTCCACTTTCTTGTGTATAGTTACCTAAACTTGGAAACACTGTTGGTGTAGCAGGTAACGATGGTAACTTTAATAAAAGAGGACCGTTAACAAGACTTGATGATACGTTTAACTGAGCTTCTAAAATTTCAGTTTGAACCCCAATTGAATTATCATTAATTGAGTATAAAGTTTGATTTATAGCGGGGTGAGGTGCAGGTGTACCTATTTTTGTTTGCAACAAACTATTCCTTTTAATAACAACATGACCTAACTGGTCTACTACATTGTTCGGTGTTGTTCTTTGAATTTCAAATAACTGTTTATTATCTTGAATTGGTGTGTATAAATCTTTCCAATCTTGAAATGCTTGTGCAGCACTTAAACTACCCACTTTTAAATATCTATCTCTTAAAATATTTTCATCTAAACTTTTACCAACATATTCATTTTTAAACCCCCTTACAGTTTCATAATCATCATTAAGTACCAATTTTTGATTATTATTTGTAGCTAATTCAATTGTAGCAGTATTGTTAAACTCTTTAAATGAACCAGAGTAATGTGTAAATTTTATCTTTTCATTTAAATCCGTATTAGTAATTTCTACAGTCCCACCTTTTTGATTTATAACGTATTTGTTTCTATATGTTTCAACATTTACATCATGAGGAGTATTTGAACTATTTCTATTTTCAAATGTTTCAGGGTAATCAATACCAGGATTATTATAGTTATTGTAAATACCTTGCCAATCAGTAATACCATGTGATACAGCAAAATAAACTGGTAGTGCCGGGTTACCATCAATGAAGAACACCCAAACGTGAGCACCAACATCAGGGACACCAAACGTACCTTTTGCTCTGTTCGAATACGTGCTCGGTACATATTCGTAAGCTAACGGGTTAGGGTTGTTTATATTATTTACCGGATTGACAAATGCATCAGTAAGACGATTTTGAGGCAATTCAAAAAATGCACCTGGCTTACCTGGGGTGTTAAGAGCACTTAATGTTGATTGAGAAAACGAGCTATAAAAATTAGCATCTGAAATGTTAGCAAAGTTATTATAGTTATTAAAACGACCTGAACCATCTTCACTAGTAAGTGGAGCAGCACGTTGGGCCCAAGGTAAGACAACCTTCAACTCCTCAATAATTGGTGTCAAGCCTTCTGTTGTGCCGTTTGTACCAGATAAAGATTCTTGGATAGTGTTATCAATATTACCACCAATAAATCTAAATTTTTTGTTTATTCTATTACCAACCCAGTTCTTATAAACAGTGGCCGAAACATGCGGAACAAAAACTTTAACTTTGCCTGCACGATCTGGATCGTCATTCTGTACAACTATACCGACGTAATTACCGTAAAACTTTTTGAAATCTTTTTTAGTGATCATGCTGAATAATAATATGTGATTGTATCTATAACTAATACATTTGGTACCGGAGATTGTTTAATTTGGTTAACAACAAGGTTTGAATCTATAGTACTACCTAACATACTTGCAATAGATGGGACACTAGCATTTATTGCATTTTGAGCTACAGTGCTAGCTAACTGTTGCGTTTGAGTGTTGTTTTCTGCTAATTTTTTAATTTGGTTATTTGATGATATTACAGTGTTTATTTGTTTTGCCATGTTAGCTTGAACAGTTGCAGTAATCGAACTAACTTTTAAAATGCTTGAAACATGCCCGGAAATTAAATTTAATTCTTGCTGCACCAACGAATTCACACCTTTACTTTGATTACTAAAAAAACTTGAAACCCTTGATAGTTGAGATGCGACGGTTGAACTTACAGTTGCTGGCAAATTTAAAACCTTACCAACAACAGTTACAGCAGAGTTTATTGCACCCACTGCATTATTAACTGCGTTTTGTATCAACCCCGTTGCAATATTAGTAAACCCGTTTATAGAATTCTGTAAAGTATTACCAATAAACCCTACAATATTTCCAGGAGCTTTTGTTACTACGTTGTTAGCTAAAGTTGATAACTGTTGCTGCAAAGGGGTTAATGCAGCTGTTAAACTTGCACCTATCTTTGACAATTTACCCGCAATATCTGAAAATGAAGGTAACGAAATTTTTGAAATATAAGTTTTTAATGCTACCAATGAGAGTGGTAAAGTTGGTAACTTAATTCTGGGTATAATTTGCGGTAACTGGAATTTAGGTATAACTATGTTAATTTTGAAACCTAAAATTGATATAGATGGCATATTAATATTTAACAGAACATTGATTTTATCAAACAGTAGTTATAATATCAGTATGTCACATAAAATCCTTGTTTCACACGAGTCTCCAATAACATTGTTGCAACAGTCATTATCATATAATGACTATGATTACGCGTTAGTACATTTATTTGAAAAGTTCCCAACATATTATGATTTTTTTAAGTCGAGTATATCCACTGGCCGCAGCGTATTACTCGATAACAGTATTTTTGAACTCGGCACGGCTTTTGACGGTGATAAGTTTGCAAATTATATCAACGAGTTAAAACCAAGCTACTACATTGTACCAGATGTACTTGAAGATGGTTATGCCACAGTGCAAAGCTTTGCACAATTTGCAAAGAAATACACAAACTTGCCTGGACTTAAGATTGGTGCAATTCAGGGTAGATCATTTGATGAATTGCTTGATGTTTACAAGTACATGAGTGAATATGCTGATTATATTGCAATCAGTTTTGATTATTCGTACTATCTTTACACAGGTAAGGGTAAAACAAAGCTTGAAAGATATTGCTACGGCCGTCAAAAATTTATTAATGACCTTATCAACGAGGGTGTTTGGAATTGGTCAAAACCTCACCACTTACTCGGCTGCTCACTTGCTAGAGAGTTTAGATATTATGTAGATAAGAACATTGTAAACATTCGTAGTGTTGACACTTCTAACCCAGTAGTTGCTGGTTTGCAAGGTCTTCGATATAATGGTGATCTTGGTCTTCAAGATAAGCCAAGCGTTAAACTTGCTGACTTAATTGACACCACTGTTACAGATACACAGTTACAGGAAATTATGTATAATACAATTAAGTTCAAAGAAATTCTAAAAAGATGTTAATTGCATTTACAGGAGCTCAAAGTTCGGGTAAAAGTACTCTTCTTGCTAAAATGCAGGGGGATAAATTGTTTAGCGATTGGATTTTTGAAGCTGAAATAACAAGAGATTTAAAATCTAAGTATAATCTCAGCATTAACGAAGATGGTGATAATTTTACTCAAATTATTACTATTCATAGTCATGTAGATAACTATTTGAAGAATAGGGGTAAGAATTGTGTATTTGATAGAAGTTGTTTAGATGCTTTAGTTTATACTACTTACTTGGCATATACAAATAAATGTGATAAAGAGTTGGGTTATTATGCTGAGTATATTTGTAAAAAACTTTTGCATCAATATGATATTATTTTTTATACTGACCCATCTATACCTTTAGTTAATGATGGTGTGAGAAGTGATGATGTTAACTTTAGAAACAAAATTATTGAATTGTTTGATTTTTATATTGAGCAATTCAAAATTAACAATGTAGTAAAGTTAGTAGGTACAGTAGAAGAGCGTTATGCTATTATAAAGAAAGAGATTGAAAATTGTAACAAATAAACTATAATAAAACCATGAGCAATTACCAATTAGATAATTCGAATATTAACGTTCACTTAGGGAAAACTTCACAGTATAAGAATACATATGACAATACGTTACTTGTAAGAGAACCAAGGCACAACAACCGCACTTACCTGGGTATACAAGATAGTAATTTACCTTTTGTTGGTTACGATACTTGGAATGCATATGAATGTTCGTTTTTATTAGATAATGGTTGCCCGGTGGCTGGTGTAGCTAAGATTTGTTACCCAGCAAGTAATAAGTACATTGTTGAGAGTAAGTCTATTAAGCTTTATTTTAATAGTTTCAACATGGAGAAGATGGGTAATAATGTACATGATGCAATGCTAAAGTTTACTCGTACAGTAAGTAAAGATCTTGGTGAAAAGTTAGAAACAAATGTAAATGTTGGCTTTATCCCAGGTTTTATTTATGACCAGTCTGAAGCTAGTGCCTATTGGGTTTATAACAAATACACGTACGTTACTTTGGAGAATATTATTGACGAAAAATCTTTAATTAAAGAGCCGTTCCTCATCTATAAAGAAACAGGTAATATTTTAACTGAACACGAATTAGAAGTCATGACTGATCGCAATGGTCAATACTTTCATTCTGGATTACTTAAGAGTAATTGTCGTGTAACGAGCCAACCAGATTGGGGTGATGTATATATTTACATCAACTCACGCTACAAGGTTAATAAGCTATCTCTCTTAAAGTATATTGTCTCATTTAGAGATGAGTGCCATTTTCATGAAGAGATTTGTGAATGCATTTACAAGCGTCTATACGATATTTTCCAGCCAGATGAATTGTTTGTTATGTGTTTGTATGCACGCCGCGGCGGTATTGATATTAACCCGGTAAGAGCAAGTAGTTTAAATCTGTTAAACACGTTTTGCACGAACTTGCTTGATGTCAATAGCCCACATGTGAAAACATCGAAGCAGTAAGAATAAGAAACCCGGTGTTGTTTCCAACACCGGGCTCTTTTTGAATCTTCGCCTTTGGGACGTATTAGAAGTATACAGCAGCTGTAGCTGGTGTAAACGACTGACCGATACCACTAACGAGGATGACGTGATAGTAAAGACTTGCACCGAAGATGTTGTCAACCACACCATAACGTGTGAGTAAACCAACTCTTGGAGCGAAGTCGTTCTGACCAATCGTGCGCTGAACCATAACAGGAATGTATGGGCAGTAGATGATACCTGTATCATAGAACTCTGGGCCCTTGTAGCCTAATAAGGCGTAGTCTGGGCGTGGGTTCGTTGTACCGTATTCGCCGGCCATATAATTGCCGTCGGTACGTGTATCGCGGTAGACGTTGAAGCGACCACCGAGGTTACCTACCTTAGCAACGCCTACTGGCTGCGTATTGACATTACCCTGAACTGGTACCCATTGGAATTCAGGTAACATTTCAAGAATAGCTGCAACGTTTGGTGTAGCAACTACGAAGTTAGCTGCACCACGACGGTTACGAACTGCAATACGATTTGCTTCGATAATAACTCTCTGGTAGAAGTCACGGTTACGTTCTACTAACCAGCGGCCGTCAGCTGATGCTGGCGACCACACAGAATAGCCGTTGCCATAACCTGCGTTAAGAGCAATCTGGAGCATTCTGATTAACATTTCACGGTCGATTTCAGCCTGAATTTCGTACGACATAGCATTCGTTAATTCAGTGTCGATATCAATACCGTTCATGTTCTTTAAGTCCTGTTCGAGTTCAACTGACCAGTTAGCACCTAAGCGTCTTGTACCTGCTTCAACAGCTGTCTTTTCGAACGTAACTTCGAATGTAGGAATTGCGTTCGTTAATTCGTAGTTTTGTAAGAGAGCAGCAATGCCTTGGTCAACACCACCAGCGGTAATCCACTGTGTGAGCGAGCCATAAGCACCCTGGGTACCTGAAAGGTAGCCAGCTGTGTTACCGGTATAAGCCGTTTGTAAGTACTGATATCCAGCTTCCTGACCAGCAGCTGAGGCTAATGTGCCTGGCTGACCTGGAGGGAAGTTTGTGCCTGAACCTGCACCGTCATTCGTTCCAAGGGTTTGACCCGTGTAACGGTAACGTAATGCAAATGCAAGGCCTACTGGACCTGCCATTGGTTGAACACCAACGATCTCGTTTGTGATTAATTCGGGGAATGTACGTCTGATCATCGGAATCAAGATCTTTGGAAGACGGAAGTCACCCGTTGCGTACGTGTCTGTACCTTGTGTACCAGTAACTGTTGTACCAGCATACATTGTAGCTGCATTACCAACTGCACCTGGGTTACCAGCACGGTTAATGCCAGATGAACCTGGGTTGTAGTTTGGACCTGCTTCACGTAAGCACCATGCTTCTTGGTTCTCAAGTAACATAGCTGTGTTTAAACGTGTGTGATCGTCTTCGATTGGTGCAACATTCTTTGAGGAGTAATCGAGCACTGGTGCCCACTTCTCTAATAATGCTGCTGCTCTTGTTTCGTCGATATAGGCCTGTGTAGGTCTAATTGATTTCATGTAATTTATTTTCCTTGATTAATCTCTAATCATCGACCCCAAGGTACTTTCGTACCAGGTAACTCAGGATAAAACCTTTTAAATTGTCTCTTAGTACTTACTTAATTCTGTTAAGTAAGGAGAAAGTTGTGCACTTTCAGAAACTACTTCTTCAGTTTGTTCTGAAACTACTCTATCAACATTTGTTGATTCTGATAGTGCTTCTTCCTTTAAAGACTCGAGTCTGCTATTTGCCTTTTTGTCGAATAACTTTAATGTGTAATCGAAGTTTTCGTTAATGAAGTTTGGTGACTTATTAGCGAAGACCTTTTTGATATACTTCTTTTGTTGTTCGTCAAGATTTGCAATGCGTTGTTCGATGAGTAAGTTTACCTTAATGGTATCTAACTCATCCTTTAACGATGCATTTTCAGCAACGACAGACTCAAGCTTCGTGGAAGCTTCATTTATTTGCGCTTTGCCATCAAGAATTGCTTCTTTGATGCTCTCTTTTTGAAGGGCAGCATCGATGGCTAAATGGTTTCTTAGATTCTCTAATACCTTGATTGCTTTCTTATTGCGAACAGCTTCCTTAATTTCAGCTGCTGGTACTGATTCTTCTAAGTAAGCATCTAAGTAGTCACTAATTGATTCTACTAATTGTGCTTTAAAATTCTTTGCATCTTCATTGAGTACGTTCTCGTACTTACTAATGACCATCTTTAACTTTTCAGCTCTATCATTATCGATAGCTTCAACAACTCTTTCTAACTTTGCTGAATGATCATTATCAATGGCTTCTAATAATTTTGTAAGCTTATTGCTGTAGAGCTCATCTTGTTCTGCTAAAGCTTTTTCAACCTGTATCTGTACCTTTGCTTCAACTTTACTGTTGATAGCGTTTTGAATTTCTGTCATTGACTCCGGGGATAAATCTTTTAGCGTATCCATATTAGAAAATGTTGTTATTATTATTTATTATTTTGCGCTTGATTTTTTCATCAACGGCTGCTTTTAAATGATCATTTGCATGTTTATTTCTTTGATCCATGACAGCAGCAATAAACTTTCTGATTTGTTCCTTCATGTTATAAATTATTTATAAAGTTGATAATGGACCTACGTAAATACTCGTCTTTATTCTTTGTTGGTAATGTGCTGATATTACGTTCAAAGTTATCATATTTTTCTTCAAAAGATCCATTCTCTGCTAATACATATTGCTTACTTTCTAAAATTCCATTAACAAAAGCTTTAGGAAAGCTTGGATCAGCAACGCAATCAACAGCTACTAATCTAAAGTTCTTAACTCTGTTATTGCCGTTAGATTCTGAAACTAACATACCCAAACCTCTTGTACTCATACCAACCTTTACACCATCTTCAATTAAGCTACGGACAATTAAGCCTGTTGGTGTTGATAAGATCTTACTCTTACCGAAAAACACGTTACCATCTTGCTTTAACTCTGTGACAAGGTGGCAAGCTCTGCCTAAATCAACATCTGCTGTTGTTGGGTGGTTTAGCTCACCCATTGAACGACCTGGCTTAATCATTTCCTCTTCGTAACGCTTTACTTCAGAAATCATTTCATTAAGCGAATAGATTCTCTTGTTTCTATTAGCACCTTCAGCCATCATATATGGGCCTTTAATGAAAAAGTTTCTTGGTTGATTTACATTCTTTTCTTCAACAATATACTCAAAATCGTTATTGTTTGTTGGCGTTTCAACGATAAGTTTAAAACTCATAATATTATTTATGTTCTCACGTGTTTAATCAACGGATGCCAAGTTCCTTTTCAGTTAGTATAATGAATTGGTAACCTTTCTTTTCAGCCCATTTTTTAGCAGCATCCCACTTAGCCTGGTTTGTTATCCAAGTTACTTGCTCATACAGTATTGTAGACTTCTTTTTATTACCATGCGCTAATGGTTTAGCTACTTGTTTGCTTGGTTTAATTTCAATTAGAAACTTTTGTTTATTACCATCTTTATCTTTGAATACTACAAAGTTATCAACAAAGTATCTATGTACTTTGCCGTCAACTGGACTAACATATGGTATAATAATATTTTCACTACCCCAAGCCAATATGTTTTCGTTCATATCTGCCCATCTAAAAAATCTTAACTCCCAACCAGACCTATATATGGGATAATTTGAACCAATATACTTTACACCATTTTGTGGTTTATATATACCCTGCTTAAACTTTGTTTCCATCACTATTATGCAACAAAGAATTGTGGTGGTTCATTATCACCCATACCTGGTGCGCCTTCGTAGAGTCTTTGTTCGAGTTCCTTCTTTTCATTTAAACCTTCCTCTAACATATTAGCATTTACTTGACCACCACCGAATAATGCTGTACCAACAAACTTACCTCTAATTCTACCTAAAGTAATTTTGCACAATGCTAATGTATACTGATAGACCCACGGTTCTTTAATTACATCTCTCAATGCTCTTTCAACGTAGCATTGTAAAACACCGTAGTACTGAGTACTTTGTCCTTTGTTGTAACCTGGTTGCGGGTACAATCTTAGTAATTGAGTTCTATCATCAAAATCCCAAGATGGTTTTGTAGCTAATAACTTCTCTCTATTCTTTAACCAATCCTTTAATACATACCAACTTACCAAATCAAAGCCATAATTACCCATGGCGTAGCTGAAATAGGTTTGCTGTGCTAATGTTTGTTCAATTGTGAATAATGTATTGATACCAGATGTTGAACCTTCTTCAAAGTCTACAACAGCCATTACCTTTCTATAGTCCATTACGTCATAATCAAAGCTGTTTAAGTAAATTGGATTTGGTGTAGAAATTGTTGAACCCAACTGTGTGATGTTGTTTGTTAAACTTGGTGTAAAGTATTGATCTAAAGTTCCTGATAAACTCTGATCAATTAACATATAAGCAGTTAATGGTATAACAGTATTTGCAAACATACCGTATTGGTATGCAGCCGACAATGCTGAAATGCTAGAAAAATAACTACCAGGAATTGCACTATTGGCTGTATAAAGATTTACATTGTTGTCAATATACTTGTTGTAAAGTGGGTTGTTTGTTTCTAAACTATTTGGGTCGTTTGGATTAAAATCGTCATTGTTTAACTGAGCTAAATAAGAGTCGTTACTTTGTGCTGTAAAAAGAGCATCAAGCTTTAAACCATAATTTTGAATGTAAAGATTGCTGTTAAAAATGAGATACTCTCTTGTATAGCCAGCAAACTTAGTAAACATTTCACAAGCTATACTAATATTATCGTTTATTTGATCTATATGAAGCTCTACGTTAATTGAAGGGTAACCAAGAGATCTTAGTATTCTTTTACCAAGTAAATCGAACGATGTAATCTTACTAGAAAGATTAGTACTTTGAAATGCCGAGATTGGTGTTATTTCGCAACGATTTGGTACTGGCATATGTTATATTTAAGTTGTTGGTGGTGGAGTTGCTTCAGCTCCAGCCGCTGGGGGAGCTTCTGTTCCTGCTGCTGGTACTTCACCTGCTGGAGCTGCTCCTGCTGCTGGTGCACCAAATGGTGGTGGAGTTTCTGCACCACCGGTAGTAGCTGCAGGAGTGGTACCCCCACCTTGAGCACCACCCGTAAATTGATCTCTCCAATTTGGACCACCAGTTGTAATCTGGTTTAATTCCCACTCCAATTCTTTATCTTTACGTAAAAACTCTCTATTAGCTTTAATATCGATATCGTTCCAACCTAATAGTTTCTTTTGTGCGTATGTCGGTGAAATAAATGGGTTGGTAGCTAGATTATTAAAGTTTGTCACCTTTAATTCTAGCTTTTGATTTTCTCTTAATTCATAAAAGTTTGTTGGTACGTTTAACTCTATATGAAGGTTATGTTCTTTAAGTTCGTACTTGTCAATAAGACCCTTTAACTTTAAATGTGTAATAAATCCGTTCTTTAGACCACTAGCAAAGTTTTGTTGTAAACGAATAATGAAACGAGCAAACTTAAGTTCCTCTCTCAATATTTCATTACCATCTTTAAACGAACTTTGTTCATCTAACCTATTGGTTGGTACCTTTAATGCTTTGTATAACTTTCTAACAAAGTACATTAAGTCAGTTAACTCACCTAAATTTTGACCACCAGCTAATTGAGTAACTGATGTACCTTCACTACCAGCTCTCTTTGCAAACCAGAAACTATCAAGCATGGATTGTGGATTGAACTTCTGGACTGGGTTAACTGATTGGTTAACGTCAAATGTCTTTTTACTCCAATATTCCTGAATTAACTTACGAAGGTAAGCTTCAGCCTTTGGTGGTGCCATATTACCAACATCGACATTAAATACTAGACGTTCTGGAGCTCTTACTAAACGGTAAATAACAATACTATCTTCAATTAATGAAAGCTGTCTATAAGCTCTTCTACAGTTTTCAATAAATGGTAATCTAAATGTTTTGTCTTGGTTCCAAATACCAGAATTGATATAAGTAATCTGATTTTTATCCATTGGGATAAATTCATACTTTTCAATCTTATTAGGCTTATTTGGATCAAAAATTGGCTTTCTTAAAATATAGCCTTTGATAATCATATTTTGAATATTATCAAAGATTGGGTCAATAAGTTCTGTTGGTAACTGAACGGCGCCTAAAATACCTTCTTCTGGAAAAGATTTGTGAATAATATGTTCAAAGTATAATTCACCTTCAATTAATAGTTGTCTAAAATATTCCCAACCTTTCTTTTCCAATTCAAAGTTATTAATATACTTCTTAAATTCATTATCGATTTTATGCTTATCGTGTTCCTCTAACTCAATATTGCGAAAATGTAACTTAGCTACATTACCATGCTCATCTTTGTTTACACATTCATCACAGATTTCATCTAAACAATCTGAAACTTCAGCAAAGGCAGCCATAATTCTATAGTCAAGAATTCTTGGACCCTTATCAACCTGAATATTAGCATATACTAAGTCATTGTAAATACCACCTTTTGCAATCTGACCGGAAGGTGTATTATTATAATCGTTATCGTAAAATATCGATTGGCGTGCTAATGCTTCAGTTCTTCTAGAACCTGTGTCTTGGAATACCTCATATTTTGGGTTTAACTGCCCAAGCACAGCATTAAGATCTAATGACTGATAAGGTAACTTATTGGTGATGTTCTTAAAGAAACCTGTAGCATTTACACTTTTATTGTCAGCCATTTGAATTATTTAATAATAAAAAGAGTAAATCTATATACAAAGATATATAGATTTTATAATATAAGGTTCCTATATAAGGAACGAAAACTTAGCTGGCAGTATTTGAGACTGGTGCGGAGACTGGTACTTTTGCAAGTGTTCCAGTGCTACAATTATTGATGGTGAATGGATAGTTTATCATAAATTTTTATTAGGAAAAATTAATATTTACACTACTTGTTGTTGCATTAATGCCATATGTTGTATCAGTTATTGTACAATTAATAGCACCACCTAACGGAGATGAATAGTTTGAAGAAGTTTTAACTTGTGTAGTAGCTGAGGTTGGATTTACAACTGTAATTGATCCAGATACAACATTCCATTGGTATGTATAGTTTCCTGAGCCACCTGAGGTTACTGATGCAGTGGTTGAGCCTGTTGTAGTACAGACACTACCAACCGAGCAGCCTGTGTTGCTTAGAGATGTTGGTGAAGCCGCAACAACTAATACGTGCGGTGAAGGAGTTGGGGTTGGTGTTGGGGGTTTACTTGGTGTAATAGATGGTGTAACGCTAACTGATGGTGTGATTGACGGTGTAATAGATGGTGTAACGCTAACTAATGGTGTTTTTGACGGTGTAACTGATGGTGTAACGCTAACTGATGGTGTTTTTGACGGTGTAACTGATGGTGTAATAGATGGTGTAATAGATGAGGTTATAGATGGTGTAACGCTAACTGATGGTGTAATAGATGAGGTTATAGATGGTGTAATAGATGGTGTAACGCTAACTGACGGTGTTATAGAAGGTATAACTGATGGTGTAATAGATGAGGTTATAGATGGTGTAACGCTAACTGATGGTGTGACGCTTACCGATGGTGTCACTGATGGTGTTACACTTGCTGTAGATGTTATTGAAGGTGTTACTGAAGGTGTTACACTTGCTGTAGATGTCACTGATGGTGTCACTGATGGTGTTACGGAAATTGATGGTGTTATAGAAGGCGTAATACTTGGAGTTACACTTGGTGTAACTGACGGTGTAACTGAAGGTGTTACTGATGGTGTAACAGATG